AGCGATATGGATTATATAGTGGAACTCATGAGGGAATTTGATAGGGCAAGGATTGAAAGTATGAGCAATAGAATTTTAGAATTAGAAGCTCATTTAGAAATTTTAGAAAGACAATTAGAATTATATTATGCAGAGTAAAATCACTCAAATAGAACCGAAAGGTACATATACAAACGCATCAGGTACTTTTAACAAGTATCAGGTGTATCTCGCAAATGGTAACAACTATCAGTTTTTAGCCAAAGGCGAATTTAAGAAGCAGGTGGGCGAAACCATCGACTTTGAAATCACGAATGAGCAATACAACACAGCGAAGCTCATCTACAACAAACCCATACAAGCAGCACCGACTGCAAACAGAGAACAAATCATTGTTCGTCAAAGTATGGTAAAAGCTGCTGCGGATTTTCACGCATCTCGTCCTAATGCAGATATTCAAACAGTAATAGCAGATGCACAACTATTAATCAACTTTGTGAACAATGGGTAGTATTATTGGAACAGTAAAACGAGTAGGTCAAACTACTACAAAAGGTAATTATCAATTTAGAGAACTTGTATTAAACACTAAAGAGCAATATCCTCAGATATTAAGCGTTATATTTTCAAATGACAAATGCACGACTTTAGATAAATACAACGAGGGCGATCATGTAGAGGTTCAGTATAACCTTAGAGGTCGTGAGTGGACTAACCCACAGGGGGAAGTCAAAGTATTTAACACAATACAAGCATGGAAAATCCACAAACAAGCAGAGGGTGTCGAAGCCAAAGAACACGCACCTGACCGAGCAGATTTACCATTTTAACATAAGGGGGCTAACCACCCCCTTTTTTTTATAACTTTACCAAATGCTAATAAACTTTGACAAACATCTCAACAAACTTAACGATATACGAGCAGGAAAAGTAAACGAGGGTTTACGCTTAGGAGTAGAAAGATTAGACAATCACTTTAGACTTGTATATGGAAATCTCAACTTTATTTTAGGACACGCTAACACAGGTAAAACACACTTAGTATTTTACTTGATGTTTCTGTACTCACTAAAGCATAATGTCCGATGGCTTGTGTTTAGTAGTGAAAACGAACCTTACGCACTTATCCGTAAGCTCATAGAGTTTGCAGAGGGGAAACCAATAAACCAAATAGAGAAAGAGGACTTTGAAAAGCAATATCAATGGGTATATAATCATTTTAAGTTTGTAGATACCGAGAAAGCATATACATACAAAGACCTTTTAGAACTTGCAACTGCTGTAAAGAAAGCGTGGGATTATCAGGGGTTTTTAATTGACCCTCTTAATAGTTTAAAAAAGGACATACCCAAGAACTCAAACAGCTATGAGTACAGCTATGAAAGTTTAACTGATATAAGAATATTTTGTAAACAGCATAACATTACAACGTGGATATGTGTACAAGCTGTTACAGAAGCACTAAGGAAAAGACACCCTCAGGGGCATTATTACTCAGGGCATCCGATACCACCTATGGCTTCTGATAGCGAAATGGGTGGACAATCTGTGAACCGAGCTGACGATTACTTAATTATACATAGATACATCTACCACGAAACGGATTGGATATACTCAAACCTATATTCAGCTAAAGTTAAGAACCAAGAATTAGGGTACAAACCCACACCAATAGATGACCCTGTTAAGTTTAGAAGTATATTAAATAATGTAGGGTTTGAAATAGATGGAAAAAATTTAGTAACTTACAATACCAAAGAACAAACAGATTTACCATTTTGAAAACCACTTTAGAGAAGATTGCAGAGAAGCACGAGGATTGGCATAGAATCGTGTTATCGTTTGGATGCAAAGAATCAGTAGCAGAAGATGTAGTACAAGAGATGTATATTTTAATGCACAAGTATATTGAAAAGGGTATAGATATATCTTACAATGACGAGATAAACTACTACTACATTTACAAACAGCTCAGGGGTTTATTTATTGACTTGCACCGAAAGGAAAAGAAAATCATAAAAACTAATATAGATACTCTGTCTGAGTTTATAGACGAGCAAGGGGAAGCAAAACAAGTAGATATCTGTGGTGCTATGAAGCAAATGGATAACCTGCTTGACAAAACCTTTTGGTATGATAGGACTGTATTTGAGATTGTAAGCGATGGTATGCCTATTGCAGAGTTAGCAAGAAAAACAAACATATCTTACTATTCTCTATACAACACCTACAAGAATGTTAAACAATTAATCAAAAACAATATAGAGTTTTGAAAAACAGAAATCTTATACATAGTGATAATTGGGAAACACCATCTTATATTTATGATGAACTTAATAAAGAGTTTGATTTTGATTTTGATCCTTGCCCTATTAATCACGACATAAGTAAGTGGGATGGTTTAAAAGTAGAGTGGGGTAATCGTAATTTTATCAATCCACCATACAGTAGAAAACTAAAAGAAGCGTTTGTAAAAAAAGCTATTGAACAAAGTAAAAAAGGTAAGTTGTGCGTTCTGCTTTTACCTGTATCAACAAGTACAGTATTATTCCACGATTATATTTTACCACACAAAAAAGAGATAAGGTTTATTAAGGGGAGGGTAAAATTTATAGGTTATAATACTTATGGAGAAAAGGTGTCAAACAAAGCAGGGATGCACGATAGTATGATAGTAATTTTAAAAACAATATAGAATGGGATTAGATAAAAAATTAAAGTTTATCCCTTGCGATGAGGATGTTCAAATCTATAAAGCAAAAAACTATACAAGGTTTGATAAAAAAGATGCTCATTTTTATACTGAAAAATGTAGACATAGAGCCAAATACAATAGAAGAAATAGTATCAAACAAAACAAAGAATAAATAAAAAAAATGGGATTAGGAGATTTAGTATATTATTTTACAAAATACACAGGGATTCGCTATATATATAAGAAGATATACCCTGACTGTGGGTGCGATAGACGTAGAGAAGAGTGGAACTCCATCAAAATAAATCGCAATGAAAAATCTGAATAAACAAGATTTCGATAAGTGGACTGAGTTTAAAAGCAATCTAAGAGGTGTGGTTAATAAGCACGAGATTGAGATGATTGCAAAGCTACACGCTAAATACTTTGACCATAAACTTGATATACCTAAACCCTGTGGATGTCCTAACGACAGAGCAAGAAAGGTAATCCAAAAATACATAAGCGAACTAAACACTTTATATGACAAAGGCATACAAGTATAAACAACCTTTAGACGATGCCTTATATCGTAAGCTAAACAAAGACAAGAGTGTCAATCACTTTTTTCAGACTAAGTATGTAGGTAAGTGTATGAAGCTAATAAGCGACTTCCACAAATACCACGAAAGCAAAACGCATAAGGATTGGGAGTACTCTTATAAATGCTCAGTAGGGTATAAGCAGTTATCTTATGTAAGCCAAAGGATACATCTAAAAAATCAATGGATACCATTAGAGGAAGTAAAGCAATATGTTTTCTATCGTGTGATAGGACAGACTTGGAACGGATACCAACAAGAGCTTAGCATCATAGACGAACTCAAAGAACAATTTACAAACATAGATATAATCAAAACAGACTTTGAGAAAGACCATACCTATTGCATAGATGCAGAGATCATAAAAGACGATTACATTATCTTAGGGATACAGATAAAACCTATCTCATACAAGATGATGAACACAGCTTACCAAAACAAAGCGAAAGAAAACCACAAAGAGAAAAACGATAACTACGCTCGTATGTTCGCCCCCTACGTTTATGTTTACTACGATAACAATGGTATAGTAGATAAGCAGGAAACGATAAACAAGATAAATACAATAATGCACTTAAACATATAGATATGCCATTACCAACACCAAATACAGGAGAGGACAGGAAGGACTTTATGGCTCGTTGTATGGGTAATCCTACAATGATTAAAGAGTACCCTAACACAGACCAAAGACTTGCTGTGTGTGCTGTTCAGTACAGAAAAAAGTAAAATTTGTTTATTAACATTTTTTAATTATATTTGTATAACATTAAAACAAACATAGGTCTACATGGATATCCAAGAGGTTATAATACGAAGCAGCTATTAGCCCACCTATGTTTTTCACATTAAAACGATTATATGAGAAAATTAATCAATTATATTAATAACATAGAGGGTACAATGTATATAGCATTGATGGCTCTATGCTTTTGGATTGCTATTTTAGACATCATATTATTAACTTATATACTTAAAGCATGGTTTTTAAAATAACGCCCACAGGATTATACATCGTCAATAAAGGCGATAGGATAGAAGTAATGACACAAATGGAGTTTAACTTATACTACACGCAGAATGTGTGGTGGCATAAAGCCAAAAAACTTTTAGGATTATGAAGATAGACTTTGCACAGATAGGACTTATAGGGCTAATAATTTGTTTGATATGCATTTGGGTCAGTTACAATATATGATTGACTCTGCTGAGATTTTAGAAACGATCAGCAAGTGGCAGGAGAAGTCAGACAATGAGGAACTACAAAAGATATCACAAGCAACTGTACGACTCGTGTTCTATATAAATCAATTAGAGTTAGAGCGATACAGTTTTAAGCGTATCTTACGAGATGAACGTCAATCTGTTCAAAGACTTGTAGAACGAGCAAGACGAGCAGAGAAAGAGTTAGAGAATTTAAAAGAGAATAAATATGGATTATAGTAAATGGCTCTATTATAATGAAGAGTCAGAGCAATGCTCAATGTGTGGAACTCCCATACGAGAAAACGAATTATATTGTAGTGGAATTTGTTTTGAAGCAGATCAAAGATGAGCGAGATAACACTACTGAATGGGGAACGCTTTAAGAAAGACACCCTTATAGATTTACTAAAGGAAGATGAGTTTTACTATGGGTATATGGCTAAGGCAGCATTAAGCTCATCATCAATCAAGATGCTATACCAAAGCCCAAAGAAGTATAAGTTTGTTACAGACTATGGTTCGCCTGATAGTCAAGCCCTGCGAGATGGGTGGTTGTTTCATACTGCCATCTTAGAACCTGATGTGTTCAACGATCAAATCTTTGTAGATGTGCAAAGCAAAAATACAAAGAAGTATAAGGAAGCACTATCAGAGAATGGCAAAGTATTCACGCAAAAGGAAAAGCGAGATGCAGAGCGATTAGCTGATGCGTTCCTAAGAAACGAACAGGCATTAAGATTATTAGACAATAGCGAGTTTGAAGTACCTGCCTGTGGTATGATAGGTGGTTATCCCTTTAGAGGGAAAGCAGATGTATTAGGCAAAAACAAAATCGTTGATCTAAAGACCACAACTGATATAAAGGGCTTCCCCTACTCAGC